GGGCGTCTTGTCCTTCGGCTCCGGCTTGGCCGGGGGGCTCGCCGGGGAGACGGTGGCCTGCGTCTTGGCGTCCTTGAGGCTGACCTTCTGGACGACCTGACCCTTGGGCGTGGTGACGGTGTCGCTGCCGCCGCCCTTGAGGCCGGTGGCGGGCAGCGCGTCGAGCAGCTCGGTGGCCTTCTTCTGCTGCGGCCCGAAGCCCTCCTTCTGGATCTTCGCCAGCTCGCCACGGATGATCGCCTTCTCATCCCCGGACAGGCCGTTCCACTGCTCGGGGGTGATCTTCGCGGCCTTGTCGAGCTTGTACTGCGGGGTGACCTTCTCCTGCGCGATGACGGCGGCGATGCCCTTCGAGGCAACCGTCGGCTTCTTGCCCTTCGGCCCCTTCTCCGGGGTCGCGTCGGTGGCCTTGACCTGCTTCACAGCCTGGCCGAGAGTCACCTTCCCGGGCGTCTGCACGTGCACGCCAGCGGCGTCGGTGACGGCCTGCCCGGCGTGGTGAGCCTCGCCGGTGGCCGCGTTGGCGGTCTTGCCCGCGTGCGGGTGAGGCTTGGCGACGATCGGCTGGAGCAGCTTCTTCGGAATGGGCTTCCCGGCGTCCTTCAGCGTCTGGATCTTCTTCAGCCGGGCGGCGTTGGCCTTCTCGACGCGGGCGGACTCCAGCGCGTGGAAGGCGTTCGGAGCGACCTTGAACAGGCTGCCCTTCCAGCCCTTGCACGGTCCCGGGTGCAGCGGGTTCAGGCAGGCGGTCAGCGAGCAGCCCTCGTGGGCGTCGTCGTCCTGGTGCAGCCAGCCGATACAGGCAGTCATCACGGCGGCCGGACTACCGAGGTCGACCGCCACGCCAGTGCCGCCCGGCATGATCGACGCGGTCATGTTGTGGGTGCTCACGGCCACGCCGATGTTGGCGACGATCTCTGGGAGAACGAACGGCTTCGTCTCGCCAGTCATCAGCTCGTACACCTCAGGGGAGATCTGGTCGAAGTCGACGGTGTACGAGCTGAGCTTCATGCCGAGATCATAGCGATTGTTTTTGATCTTGAAGCTCGGCCGCGCGCAACTCGAACTTCATCGCCAGGCGCTTCTCCGTTGTACGCGAGTACCGGGCGGCACCCACCTCACGGGCGACCTCGCAGCGCGTTCCATGACCCGGAACCGGACAGGCCGAGCGCTTCCGGAGCATCCGGCTCACAGCGCGTCGTACCGGCCTTCCCGTATCGACCGGCGGGCGTCGCGGCGCTCCCGCTGGTTCGTGCTCGTCTTGACCTCACGGGCCATCCCAGCGCGCTGGTAGCGGGTGTACCAGCGCCGCCAGCCGGTGTGCACGTCCTGCTCTTCGGCGGTGATGATGCGTCGGCGCAGCATAGACGCCAGCCTACGCCGCGTTCGCCTGCTTGATGAGCTTGTTTTCGCGGGCTTCCCGCTGTTTGCGGGCCTTGTCCGCGCGGGCCTTGCGGTACGCGGCGGCCTGTTTCGGGCTCATCTTCTTCAGCTTCGCGGTCTCCTCGGCCTGCCGCTTACGGCGGTCGACGATGGCCTGCGCCCGCTTCTTCAGGCTCTCCCGCTTCTTCTGCTCGCGCTTGTCGAGCGCGTCCTGCTGGCGGGTGTCCTGCTCGGCCTGACGCTTCGACCGGTCGTCGGTGTTCGCTGCGTCATTCAGCGTCTGCTGGTGCGGCTTGAGGGCCTTCTGGTAGTCGGCTGCCGCTTTGCGCGCCATGGCGGCGAGCTTCGGGTTACGCACGGCGTTGGCGTTGGCGATCTGCTCGGCCTTGGTGATGGCGTTGGTCAGCCCCTGCACGGCGATCTTCGCGACGGTGGCCGGGTTCTTCTTCGTCTCCTCGGTCACGCCGGGCTCGGCCTGGCCGCGCTTCTGGCCCTTGCACAGGCCCGGCTTGTGGGTCTGCATGCAGAACTCGCCGGTCTGGCAGTCGTCGACTGCTGCCTTCAGCGCGTTCGGGCCGTCGTTGATGGGGCCGCCGTGCTCCATCTTCGCCCCGGCCGCCGCGTTCTCGGTGGTGTTGCGGTGCTTCTGGTTGTGCTCACCGAGATCAACCTTCGCGGCCTTCGGCTTCGCGCCGGGCACGACCTCAAGCTGAACGTGCCGGAAGCGGCCCTGCGGAGTGTCGATGAAGCCGTGGTCCTTGACGACCCGGAAGTGCGCGCCACGGTCCAGCAGGATCTCCTTCTCATCGCCCCACATGCCGGGCGGCACCCGGATGGCCCCGACGCCTGACGGGACGGTGATGTCGGCGATCAGGGGGCGCTTGCCGCTGCTGGTGGTGTGGAAGTGCTTGAGGATCAGGCCGAGGTCGGTGCCTGTGGATCCGAACGCGTGGTCGGTGTACTCGACGCCGGACAGGTCGCGGCTGGTGTCGATGCCGCCGAACGCGGACGGGCTGATGGCGCGCTGCACGACGATCGGCTTGGTCAGCTTCGACTGGGCCATGGCGGCGTCCATGGCCTTGATCTCGGCGACGATCTTCGGGTCGTTGGAGCCCTTGCCCTTGGAGAAGCGCAGCGAGCGGTTGATCGGGCCGGAGCCGTTGACGTAGGAGAGCATGGCGCGCCGGTGTGCGACCTTGGTGCCCTTGGCTTCCCGGGCGGTGTTGTAGGCGCGGATACCGCTCTTGGCGTGGCGGGTGGTCCGCTCGAACGCTTCCTCGGGGGTGCCCTTCCAGCCCTTGCAGGGGCCGGGGTGCAGCGGGTCGAGGCAGGCGGTCAGGGTGCAGCGCGAATGGGCGCGGTAGGTGTCCCCGAGCGTCGCCACCGTCTACTCCTTGCCAGCCGTGTCGCCTCGCACGTTACCGGCTGGGGCTGACATCTTGGGGGACCATGCGGTGACGGTGGTGGGGGCGGGCTTCTTGCCTGGCCCCTTGGTGATGTCGAGGGGGCCGCCGTCGTCCTGGAATGGCTCGTACACGCCTTCTCCCTTCGTTTTCGATCTTGAGGATTGCCGGACGGCGAGAGCCTGAAGCGTCTTCGACCTCGGCCCGGCCGCCGCCCCCAGATACTGACGATTCCCCATGTCCGTCGGCTCCCCGGAAACCTCCAGCAGCATCGTGCAGCGGCAGTTGATGACCTCCTGCGGCGGAGCCTCCGGGTCGTGCGGGTACATCATCGCGAACCCGCCGACGGTGAACGGCTGCCCCCACGGCACCACCTGGCCGTCGGCCTCCTTGTGGTCCGGGCGGGTGCGGTGGTCCTCGGTGGCCAGCCAGCGCTTCACCCACGCCGTCTCCGGGTCAGCCTCGACGACCATGCTGAACGCGTCGTACAGCCCACCGTTGTAAGCGCCGACCACCTCGGTACGTGCAACGGTGCGGGCGCGGTTCTTCCACGTCTGCACGTCGGTGGCGTCGAACAGCTCCTGGACCTGCTTGGTGACGTCAGGGATGCTGGCCCCGTTGGTGGTGCCGGAGTCGATGACGTGCTGGACGAGCCCGTACACCTCGTTGGGGACGTTCTGGAGCCGGTTGGCGCGCTGGGCGATCCAGTTGCGGACGAACGGCCGGGACTGGAACAGGGTGCCGTCGGCGAACAGATCCTTGTACGGGGCGGCGAGGACTTCGCGGGCGACCTCGGCGGAGTACTTGTCGGCCAGGTCGTTCCACATGGGCGTCTTGGCGAAGACAGCGAGCGGGTCGGGGACGAGGCCGAGCGACACGACGCCTCCGGCGAACATGGCCCCCCGGACGGCGGCCAGCCATTCCAGCATCATCTCCAGGTACGCCTCGTAGAGCGGCGGCTCGTACTGGGCGAAGACCTCGACGGCGGCTTGTTGCTGGGCTGCAACATCGGGCAGGTTCGGCTGGGTCACTGGTCAGCCCTCATCTCACCTACGTTTTTGATCATGGTGCGAGGTCTCCACGGGCTCGTTGCAGCGTCTCGCGCAGCAGCTCCGGGTCGTGGGACATCCCCCGGGTCAGCAGCTCTGTGCAGTAGCCGCCGAGCAGTTCTTCGAGCCGGTCGGAGTCGACGCCCAGTCCGGGGGCCTGTTCCCGCACGTGCACCCACGCGCCCGCCAGGAGCGCCGGTACGCGATTCTCGGTCGGGACCTTCCGGGTGTGCAGCTCATGCTTCGGTACGGCGTAGGCGGCCCGCTGAGGGCCGGGAACGAGGCGTCCTCCGGCCAGCTCCAGGGCGCGGCGCACAGCCCCGTCGGCGGCGTAGAACAGGGCGGTGTCGGAGGCGACGGCGGACGCGGCGAGCTGGGACAGCTTCTGGCCCTTGGGCCGGGCGGGCGCGGCTCCGCCTTCGGCTTCGGCGACGGACGGGAGGCCCGGCAGGGGCCGGTTCCCGGCGTCGGCAGGTTCGGTTCCGGCCTCGTCGTAGCCGGGGTCTCCGGGGTTGAGCATGTCGCCTTCGGGCTGCGGCGGCGCGGGTGGGGCGGGCAGGGCGATCTTCGGGAGCTTGAGGATCTTCTGGACCTCGGGGTCGCCTGCGTAGGCGGGCTGGGCCAGCACGAGCGCCTTGACGAGCTTGTAGATCTTCTCCTCGTCGTCGGGGGCGTCGTCGTCGGTGAAGGCGGCGTTGTCGCGGGCGGCCTTGTCGCTGATCAGCTCCTTGTCGCTGAACTGCATAGCCTGGTCGGAACGGTTGGGGCGGACGGTGAGGTTGGCGATGTCGAACCAGAGGGTCTTCTTCTCGGGGTTCTTGACGCCTGCGGCTTTGAGGGCGGGCTGGTAGTAGCCGACGTTGAGGGCGTCGGCGAGCTGGATGAGCAGCGGCTCGATGTGGATCTTGATCGAGGACTCCTCGATCTGCCACCCCGACCAGTGGTTCGTGCCGCCCATGCCGGTCAGCACCTCGGGCGGGATGTCCAGCGACATCGCCATCCGCCGCACGGCCGCCTCACGCATCGCCGTGATGTGCTCGGAGATCTGCGAGTCGAACGTCAGGTGCTTGATCTTGTCCAGGGCCTCGACGGACGCCTGAAGCATGATCGGGACGATCGCGGCGGCGTTGTCGCGCTGCTGCAACGAGGTGGCCATGGTGCGCGCGAGCACCTGCGTGAAGCCCTCGATGCCTTCCGGGTCGCCTGGCTGCCGGGGGAAGTCGATGTTGTCGGGCAGCAGCAGCACACCGGCACCGGCGAGCCGGGAGTCCAGCTCGGCGAAGACGCGCTTCGTGCACTGCTCCAGCTCGCGCAGCACGGGCAGGATCGCCCGGGTGGTGGAGTCGGCGGCGTCGTGGCGGCGCGGGTGCGGGTTCCAGCAGCGGATCAGCAGATCCTTGGTCTTGTCCAGCTTGTACGTGCCCCCGCCGTGGGTGATCGAGCGGCGGACCATGATGTCGTCGCCCCGGCGGAACACCTCCGACGAGGAGCACACGTACCACTTGTCCTGGTCGGGGGTTCCGTCCTGGCCGGTGTTCTTGTAGCCCTCGGCGACGATGAACACGTCCCCGGCGACCATCATGTTGACGCCCATTAGGCGCTGCGCCTGTGCCTTCGCGGCGGGGGTGCCGAACATCGTCTCGGCGATGAGCTTGGCCTGCGCGTCTTCGGTCTCGTCGCCCACGGTGCCGTCCTCGGACACGTCGGCGGCGTAGAGGCGGCAGCGGGAGACGGCGTTGCCGATCCAGTTCACGACGAAGCGCAGCTCGCCGCAGATGTCGTAGTGCCTCCAGCTTTCCCACTGCCAGCGGTGGTCGCCGAGCTTGAACATCTGCCAGGACGCGGCTTCGCCCAGGTTGATGGGGACGGCGGCGGCGGTGAGGGCCGCCGGGCGCGTACCGGGACCGTCGATCCCTCCGGCCGGAACGGTCTTGCGCTTCAGCAGCCCCACTCCGTCTATCCCTTCACGCGGGCGAGAGCACCAGCGGCACCCGAGAGCGCCAGAACGAGGGCGGGCACGAACAGCCACCAGTGATGGCCGTAAGCGTAGATGATCGGGGCGGCGGGGAGGGCCAGCCAGATCGACACGCACCAGGGGCAGGTGACCAGGTAGGCGATCATCTCGTGGCCGCGCTCCTCCAGGGCGTCGATGATGCGCTGGCGGGGCTTGCGGGTGATGACGTCGGAGGTGACGAGCAGGACGGCTCGCGCGAACGCGAGCAGGTAGATGGCGTACAGCAAAGAAGAGCCGGGCATGGCCACCATCGTAGGTGGTCAGCCCGGCTCTTCGGGTGGTGCGGTCAGTCCCTGGCGTTGAATGCCAGAGACTCGGCGATCTGCGTGTCGGTGTCGCCGAGCACGGCGGCGACAGGGCGCATCTCCTGATCGAACGACCAGTGCCTGATGCCCTGCTGCTCGGCGAACGCGTGGTGCTTGATCATGCGGGCGGCAACTCCGGCATACGTGTCGGCCTGGTCGTCGGGGACTTCGAAGATGATCGCGAGTTTCATGGCTTCTCCTTCAGGGAGTCGAGGAGGTCGAGGACTTCCTGGACGGTCATGCCGCTGGCCAGGCACTTGATTGCGGCCTCGCGCAGGGCGGTGGTGTTGCAGCGCTTGAGCAGCTTCTCGATCATCGGGTCCATCTCTGCCTCCCTCTCTCGGTCTGTCTACGTACAGCATACAGCCCGCCTGACAGTGTTGTCAAGCGGGCTGTATGGGGTGGCCAGGATCAGAACTCGACGTCGTTCTCCGGCTCGTCCTCGGCGTCCTCGTCCTGCGAGGTGATCGCGCCGATCTCGTCGGGCTTGACCGAGACGAGGCCCTGCTTGCGGATCGTCGCGGCGGTGGTCTCCTGGATCTCGTCCATGCTGGCGTCCTCGAACACCCGGACGCTGACCGTGACGGTGCCGGAGACGGGGACCTCGACGTTCTTGAAGCCGAAGTTCGGCAGCGGGTCGAGGCCCATGTTGGCGATGGTGCGCCGGGCGTAGTTGTAGCCCCAGCCCTGGACGGCGACGCCCTCCATGAGCATCTTGCGGATCTCGGCCTTGAGCGCGTCCAGACCGGGCACCGGCTCCATGCTCTCGGTCGGGTCCTCCGGGCCGGAGAAGAACTGCACGTCGGCAGCCGTCACCGGCTCGTCGAACTTGACGTCGTAGACGTTGTCGTAGCTGCCGTCGGCGGTGATCTTGCCCGCCTTGGCGAGGCGCTGGACCTGCTCCAGGAACCGCTCGGCGGCCTCGGCGCGGGAACCGGCCTTGACGCGCCAGCCGTAGGAGCCGGTCAGCGGGACGTGCATGCGGTACTCGGAGCGGCCGGAGATCTGCTTGGCACCGAGCTTGCGCAGCCACTCGTTGGCCCAGTCGCGGTCGGCTCCGTGCTTGACCGCGCCTTCGGTGGCGACGGTGAGCTGGGCGCGCAGCTCGTCGGCGATCTTGGCCTCGGTGTACGCGTCCTTGTCGGTGTAGTCCGTCATCTGTTTCTCCTCCTCCAGGGAATCTGTCTGCTGCCAGCATACACAGCCTTGACGTGTCGTGCAAGTGGTGGCGCGGACGGGAGTCGAACCCGCTACCTCCGGCCTGTACCGCCGGGCTCTGCCGTTGAGCTACCTCGCCTTGAAGTCCCCTCGGGGAGGGTTACTAGCGGCCCGGCTTCAAGCCCGTGATCTCCACCGGGTCCTCCTCACTCCCGCGATGGTGCTGCGGTTCGACCGAGGGGCTTAGAGCACAGCTCCGGGACCGTGCGGTCAGAGCGCCGGAACTGGGGTGGTGCTACGCATCATCCCTCTTAACCCCGGATGCGTGGGGCGTGCACCTTGAGTTGATCGGACCAGTCGTGGGCGCACCTCGGACTGCTCGTGCCCCGTGCCGGGATCGAACCGGCCCCCACCGACCGGTGGGGCATGTCCCTTCGGGGCCTTTATTCGGTTTTGCTTGCATTCTGCTGGGTGTTTCCCCGGGAATCCTGGCACCCGTACCCGCCAGTAACCTATTCGCGGAGCCCTTCACCTCTCGTCCCGTCCCGCCGTGGCCCAGCCCCGAGCGAGCGGCCCGACCCGAAGCGGACGGCCGCCAGGGAAGGCCGGTCATCCGCTTCGAGGCGCTTCGTCGGCAGCGCGTCCGCCGGGATCCGGCCGTCCCTGATCCTCCGGCTGATCCTGCCCGACAGCTTTCTCATCCTTGACCTCCTCGACCGGTCCCCAGCGCAGCACCTGCGCCCATGAGACGCCGTCCTCCCAGCCCTTGGCCGACCAGTAGTGGCCGCCCTCGCCCATGCGGGTCCAGACGGTGTGCGCGGTCCTGACCTTCGCCACCTCGTCTGGCGGGTCGAGCAGGCGCGGCCAGGTGCGCGGGGCGTCCGGGTCGATCCGGTCCACGAGGGCCAGGTCCATGTCGAGCACGTCCAGCAGGAAGCGCATCGAGTACAGGTCAGGGCGACGCTTGTTGCGGTCCCATTCCCAGACCTGCGCGTTGACGCTGGTCTCGGTCCTGCCGGTGATCTCGGCGATGCGCCGGGCGGCCTCGCGGCGGCTGATGCCCAACATCTGTCGGATCTCGTACAGGGCGGGGCCGATGTTCCCAAGGTCGGTCAGCCGGATCATCAGGCGACCTTGGCGTGGCGGCGCTTCGGACGGTGGCCGAGGTCGACGGTGAGGTACGGGTGCTGGACGGCATCGCAGGTCGCGAAGCAGGCCAGGCACGACGAGCCGGTCCAGGCGTCCGGGATGAACCCGTGGGGCTGCTTCGTACCGGCGAGGGAGCCAACCACGACGAGGGTCTTCGGCGCGATCTTCACGTACCTGCGCTGCTCGGCCTTCACTGCCAGTTCTCCTGTGCCAGCATCTTCGCGGCGGTGGCCTCGTTCGCCTGCTTGCGCAGGTTGTCGGCCCAGTCGCTGAGGAACGCCATCAGGCCATCGTAGACACGGGCGGCGGTGACGGAGTCGAACTCCAGGGGGCCGGTGCCGCCGATCCAGCAGGCGCTCGCGGTGCCGAGGGCCTGTCCGACGGCTTCGGAGAGGGTGAGGTTGCCGTCGGAGTCGGGCTGCGGGGACCAGGTGTTGGGGCCGTGGTCGCGACTGTGCGGTCCGAACCGCTGGTTTTTGATCTTGTCGGCGAGGAGGTCAGGGATGTCGTTGGCGTCCGGCATGCTGGACAGCGCGTTATGGAACATCTCCCGAAGCCTGTCCTTCTGCGCCCGCCACGCAGCGTTCGCGTCAGCCCCGCCGTGGCCGTCGTGGCGGGAGTTGCAGATCAGCGCCCACATCTCGTACGCCAGGTCGGCCCACGCCTTCGCGGTGATGCCGTTGAGGGCCGCAGCAGCCCCGTAGGAGCGCAGGAACTCCTCGGCCTTACGGTCGAACTGCGCCCACGTCTCCGTGCCGCCAGGGGCGTTCTCGCCGTGCATGCGCAGGTGCAGCGCGTACTCCACCAGGGCAGTGGCCTCGCGGCGCTGGAACGCGGCCGGGACAGGCCGGTTCTCGGACTCGGCGAGCAGGCGGCGCAGCCGGTGGTTCTCCAGGATCAGCACGGCCTGGTCCATGGCGAGGTCGGTGCACGCGTTGACGGCGTCGCGCAGACGCTGGCGCATCGCGCGGATGTCGGGTTCGGCAGCATGCCGGTCAACGGGGGTGGGTTCGCTG